GCTATATACTTTAGCATAGTAAAATAACAAATTCACAAAATTAAGGGTAGGTAAGCTCGTATAGCCTACCGCCCTTTTTTTTTAACTTTTAAAAACATAAACATTATGAGCTGTAATTCATTAAGTATTGGACGTACTTTGCCGTGTACTAGCTCTGTAGGTGGCATTAAGGCGTTTTACGTCGCTAGCTGGGGTACTTTAGGTACTTTGGCAGTTAGCGCTTCTACAGGCGAGCTAGAGAGCATTAGCGGTACGCCAACACTATACAAGTATGACGTAGAGGGGTCAAACGGTTTAGAGCAAGCGATTACGTCGAGTGCTGAAAACGGTAGTATTTTTTACGACCAGACATTAACGGTAACACTTAAAAAGCTAGATTTAGCTACACAACACGAACTAACCGACTTACTAAAGGCTAGAACACATATTTTTGTAGAAGACTATAACAGTAACTACTTTTTAATGGGAGCTACCAACGGAGTGCAAAGCTCTGGAGGGTCTATAACTACTGGGCAAGCCTACGGCGACCTTAGCGGTTTTTCTGGACTAACATTTAACGCACAGGAAACGTTACCAGCATATTTCGCTGACGCAACTATAGTAACGGCTAACGTTAGTGCTACACAAATAGAGCCAGCATAATTAAGGGGTTAATATAGGTAGATGCTTAGGCTATTAAGAGGGCGCAGAAATGCGCTCTTTTTTTTATGCAAAAAACTAAAATATAGCGTTATATAGATATGAAAGTATTAAAGCCGACTACAGACGAGCAAACATTTTATTTTATACCTAGAAGTTATGACATAGATGACACTATTAATTTTAGGGACGACCAAACAAACGAGGTAGTTATATATACGCCTACAATGGTTAAAGAAAATGATTTTATTAAAGTTACTGGCGTTTTTAATTTAATAGAGGGACATTTTTACGATTTAGCTTTAGGCAGTAATTATGACGTATGGAATGAAAATGACGATATTTGGAATTTATCGCCAGATACGTGGGACTTACCTAAGCGAGTAGAGTATTTCTCTATAGATAAGGTATTTTGTACGGCGCAAGAAATTAACCAAAATAAACACCTAGAATACAGTATAAATAAAGGCGAGTTTAAAACACAAGACACGCATAGTAACGACTACATAGTATTATGAAAAAATTAAATAAAAAACCTAGCAATACGCAAGGCGGTTTAAAATTTATAAACCTAAATACGTATACGTCCCCAGAAATTATAGAAGACAAAAATCAAGAGTTTGTAAGTTACGGCTCAGATAACGACTATTTTGGTTACCTTAATGATTTATTTAACGGCTCGCCAACCAATTCGGCGGCTATTAATGGTATTTCGCAGCTTATAGCTGGTAGGGGTTTAGATGCTTTAGACAGCTCAAAAAACCCAAACGGCTACGCTACAATGAAAAAGCTTTTTACAGACGACTGTTTAAGCCGTATTTCTATAGATTTAAAGTTATTCGGACAAGCTAGTTTACAAGTTATTTATAACGAAGACCGTTCACAAATAGCGCAAGTTGAGCATTTTCCAGTAGAGACGCTAAGAGCTGAGCGATGCAACGCCGACGGCGATATAGAAGCCTACTATTATAGTAGCGACTGGACGGACGTAAAAAACGCTAAAGAGTTAAAGCGTATACCCTGTTTCGGTATGTCTACAGCTGACATAGAGATATTATACATAAAACCCTATAAACCAGGCTTTTACTACTATAGTCCTGTCGATTACCAAGGCGCTACACAGTATATAGAAATGGAAACCGAAATAAGCAATTTTCACCTAAATTCGCTCTTAAACGGTATGTCGCCCAGCTTATTAATGAATATGAACTCTGGCATACCAGATGAAGAGACGCAGCGTGAAATAGAGCAAAAAATATATCAAAAATATACTGGTACGTCTAATAGTGGGCGTATAATTTTAGCTTTTAATAATGGCGCAGAAGAGCAAGCGACTATAGAAACGGTACAACTATCTGACGCACACCAGCAGTACCAGTTTTTAAGTAGTGAAAGCGGCGCTAAAATACTAATAGGTCATAGAGTTACAAGTCCTTTACTTTTAGGTATTAAAGGAGACGGCAACGGTTTTTCGAGTAATGCAGACGAGTTAAAAAACAGCTCGATATTATTTGACAATACGGTAATTAGACCGTTTCAAGACCTTATTTTAAAAGCCTTTGATAGTATACTAGCTTATAACGATGTTAGCTTAAAACTATATATAAAGACGTTACAGCCGCTAGAGTTTATAGACTTAGAAAACGCAAATAGTACCGAAGAGGTCGAAGAGCAGACAGGGCAAAAAAGAGATTTTAGCGACGAGAGACCAAATTTAACAGACGAAATAGCTACAGCTGTACTAGACCGTTTAAATACTGTAGGCGAAGACGAAGACCTAGAAAACTGGGACTTAATTAACTCTACGCCAGCTAATGAATACGACGAAAACATACATAGTGCTATAAATTTAGCTAGCGTCGTTTCTAGTACGCCTAGTAAGACAAGCGAGCAAGACACTAGTATTTTAAAAGTAAGATACGCTTATATGGGTAGCAATAACCCAGAGCGAGATTTTTGCCAGAAAATGTGGGCAGCTAAAAAAATATACCGTAAAGAAGACTTAGATAAGCAAAGCAGCGCTAATTCAGAGTTAAGTCCCTCAGGGTCAGACACTTACAATATATGGTTATACAAAGGCGGCGTAAATTGTAAACATTATTGGGAGCGTAGAACGTATTTAAGAAAAAACAACAAAAAAATTACAGTAACAGAGGCTATTAAGAAAATTAACGAGTTAGACCCTAGTTTACGTAAAGAGGCAAAAATAGAAAAAAACGCACCAGAGGTAGCGCAAATAGCAAAAGCTAGTAACGACTATTGGAGGTATAATAATTAAAAAATGGCTACAGCATTATTCATAAATAGAACAGACTTAGTAAAAAACACTATTATAAACGGTAACGTAGATACTGACCTTTTTATACAGTCAATTAAACTAGCGCAGCAAACGCATATATTACAGTATTGCGGTAGCGCTCTATACGACGAAATATCTAATAAAATACTTAATAGTAGTGTAGATACAGATACAGAGGCTTTACTTTCAGATTTTTTACAGCCAATGCTTATACACTACGCTATGACGGACTATTTGCCCTTTTGTAGTTTTGAGATTAAAAACGGCGGTCTGTTTAAAACAACGTCAGAAAAAGGCGCAGCTGTAAGTAAAGACGAAGTAGACTATTTAGTACAAAAGCATTTAAGTAGCGCACAGTTTTATACTCGTAGGTTTATAGACTATATGAGTTTTAATGCGTCGGCTAAGTTTCCTAAATATTTTGAAAATAATAACGAGCAAATGCAGCCAGAAAAAAGCGCAGCGTTTACAGGGTGGGTTTTATAGTATGAAAAAAGAGTATAAAGTAAAAACAAAAAACGTAAAAAAGTTAGTTAGCTACTTACGTAAACAAAAAAAAGAAAATGGCAAATACAATAAACTGGGGTAAAATATATTGCTATATGTCTACGAACGATAGCTGGGGGGACGTAGTAAATAAAAGGACTATACAAAATGTAGCAGCGCCAGAATGCCTAGTAGAGCAAGTTAATTGCGGTGCAGCTAGCAGTTTTAGCGGTGGGCAGCAGTTTCCTACTTACTTAAATATAAACTTAGGTACAGGTACAGGCGTAGTAACACTAGATTTTGACGCAATAGGTATACCAGATAAATTTGAAGTTTGGTTTGACGGTAATTTAGTTATAGATACAGGATATAGAGGCAGTTCATTTAGACAAGCTGGTTTAGACGCAGCCTTAGCAGAGCGAGGTTTACCTAGCGAAACAATTATAGAGCCGCCAGCTGGCACGGCAACTTTTAACAAAACAACAGCAACGTCTACGGCACAAATAAGAGTATACGCACCTATGCAGAATACAGGCTGGGATATAGAGTTAAGCTGTCCTATATAGAAAAAAAATAATAAAATAAAATAAAAAAAATATGAGTACACTAACTGGAACTAAAATAAGCGATACTTATGTAGGGTTACTAAAAACTTTAGATACAACGCCGTTAAGCGATTTGCCTAAAGAAATATCTGACGGTTTAGGTAATGGGTCTGGGGTAAAACTCGACAATGCTGGAAACTTAGACGTAACTAATACAGTAGCCTTTGGTAGTTTAAAAGATACTAGCGAAGACATTACTATTACTAAATTTGTAGACGAAGCCGACGGCATAGAAAATAATGACGACGATACTAGTATACCTACTAGCGCAGCTGTTAAAGATTATGTAGACGATTATATTACAGCACAAGATTTAGATTTTAGCGGTAATACTGGCACAGGCGACGTAGACCTAGATAGCGAAGTTTTTACTATTACAGGGTCAAACGGCATAACTACAACCGCTTTAGATAATACGCTAGATATTGACGGCAGTACGCTACAGACGGCTATAAACACCAATACAGCGGACATTTCTACTAATGCTGGAAATATAACAACTAACGCTACTAATATTGCTACTAACGAGACTGACATAGCTACTAATGCTACTAATATAGCGTCAAACGATATAGATATATCTACTAATGCTGCAAACATAGCTACTAACGAGACAGCTATCGAAAGTAATAGAACGGACATATCTACTAACGCAACTAACATAGCTAATAACGTTACTAACATTTCTACAAATCAAAGTAACATAGCAACTAATGCTACTAACATAGGTACTAATACAGCTGGCATAAATACTAATGCTACTAACATAGCTACAAATACAGCTGATATAGCGACTAACGTAACTAACATAGCCACCAATACCGCTACTGGGTCTACTAACGCTAGCAATATAGCTACGAACACTACAGCTATAGGAATTAATACTACAGGCATAGCTACTAACGTATCTAATATAGCCACTAACGCTACAGATATAGCTACGAACTCTACAGATATAGGAGCTAACGCTACGGCTATAGCTACTAATACAACTGATATAGCGACTAATGTTACAAGCATATCTACAAATACTACAGCCATAGCTACGAATGCTACAGATATATCTACTAACGAGACTGACATAGCTACTAATGCTGCTAACATAGCCACGAATACCGCTACTGGGTCTACTAACGCTGGCAATATAGCTACGAACACTACGAACATAGCTACTAATACAACTAATATAGCGACTAATGTTACTAATATTGCTACAAATACAGCTGACATAGCTACAAACGTCTCGGCTATAACGAATAACTCAACAGATATTTTATCTATTGAAAATGATGTTGATGCAAACGCAGACGACATTGCAGACTTACAGACTGACGTAGCTACGAATACTGGTCAAATAGCAGTTAATACGCAAGGGGTTTACTTTAACGGTCAAAACATAGCTACAAAGGTATCTAAGTCTGGCGACACTATGACTGGTAATTTAACTTTAGGTACTAATAGTTTAGTTATAGGTGGCACAGCGGCAGCTAACGAGCTAGACGATTACGAAGAGGGTACATACAATTTTGCCTTTACACTTTTTAAATATAATACAGAAAGCGTATACGGCTCGAGTAGCTTTAGTTCGTGGACTAATAGCTCTACCTATGTTAAAGTAGGACGTAAAGTAACTTTATTTATAAATTTAAGCTATACAAACCCTACACCTAGCGCGTGGAACGACGCCAGTTTAAACGTAGGTCTAGGAAATTTGCCTTTTTTTCCAGCGCAAGCTACAGGGGATTTATTTCCTGTCGGTGGTACGTGGAGTTTTGACAGTAATTACCAAACGAACACACAGACTAATAATGCCTTTGTATGTATGAATGGCGGCTACAATAATTTCAGCAACTTTATAGCTTTAGGCGGCGGCATAAAAAACACTTACCCTAATTTTAACCAATATGCTTTAAGAGCTACAGAGTTACCAGACTATGCTATTTATTTAGACGTAGGTACAAAAGTAAAATTTAGAGGCGTAGTAACATATTATACAAATAGTTAAAAATAATTAATATTAAATAAAAAAAATGAGTTTAACAAAGACAAGATTAATAGACAAAGTAGAATTTGTAGGTAAATATAGAACTTTACAAGTGAGACATTGCACGCAAATTAAAGAAAACGACGAGGTAATATCTGAAGCCTACGACAGAGACAGTTATAGTTTAGGACAGGAATTACCAGACGAGTTAAAGCCTTACGCAGCTGGCGTTTGGACTGACGAACTAAAAGACGAATTACAAGCAGAAATAGACGCTTTGCCTGTATTTCAAGAGCCAGTAGCACCAACTGAATAAATAAATTATGAGTGTCAATGATTTGAAAATATACATTTTTAATGCTAGTAGTTTAGCTATAAGTATGACTAAAATAGACGTAGTTTTAAAACTAACTTTGTTAATTGTAAGTATAGGTT